CCAACGAGTTTGTGGAACCCAGCATAATCCAGACTGCACAATATCAGATACAGAGTTTAGGCGTGCTAGTTTATCACCAGAACCTCTGTGGGGGGTATATTCCTGTACAAGCAGCCCCATTCGTCGCATTTCTTGGTACAACGCTACACCAGAACTCTTTTTCTCCACGATAAACGCGTCTGGTTCCCACTCTGTGTACTGATCCATCGCTAATTCTTTAAGCTCATGGAACTCCATACGCTCTTTTATACTATTAAGCAAGATTATATTATACGCTGAAGTCTCCTCATTAAGGAACACCCCCCACGTAGTTAGTGCTGTGTAATCCGCTCGGTTGTGTTTTTCAGCCGCTGAGTCCAAAGACATTATGATGTACTCACACGATGGGGGGCTGTCTTTCTCCCACTCGTTCCACCACTCTCGTTTGACCAGTGCGGCCTCTTCTGCGGTGGGTTGTTGTTGGTACTGAGCGTTCCACTGAAACGTAGGCATTGACGCTTTAGTACGTAACAGGGCTTCTAAATCAAAAAACTCAGGCCACAGGGGTTTCTGTATGGGCTTGCCTGTATCTGGATCGTCTACATCTAGTATCGCGGGAAACTCTATGACCTCATACTGATCAGACCGCTCGTTCTGGGCCATATCCTTTACAACACGGCCTGTCAGATCGTCCATATGCCATCTAGTCTGGATAATAGCTACACTACCCCCCGGCATTAGGCGCGTACGGGCACCGAATGTGAACCACTCGTATGCCTTCTCAAAGACAACAAAGTTGCCGTTAATCACGTCCTGCTCAGAGTGCGGATCATCTACCAACAGTAAGTGGGCACCACGTCCCGCTAGTGCAGAACCTACACCACAGGCGTAATACTCACCACCTACACTAGTACTCCAACGACCTGCTGATTTAGAGTCACTGGCTAGCTTTACGGTAGGGAATATCTCTCTATAAGTGTCACTAGCGATAATATTTCGTACTTTACGTCCAAAATCTACTGCGAGGTCGGTGGTGTGGGACACCATCATTACTTTCTTGTCTGGATTACGCCCTAGGTACCACGCCGGATAGAAAATAGACACGAGTTGAGACTTTCCGTGCCGTGGGGGGATATTTACGCACGCCCTATCCTTGTCCCCACGCTCAATAGACATCAAAAGGTCGGCTAGTATCCTATGGTGCTTACCAACTATGTAGTCGGGCTGCATAATCTTACAAAATTCTATTAAATCATCGTACGCTAACTTATTTACGCGTCTTTTAGCCAACTCATCTACAAGTCTCTCTATCTCTAGGGCTTCGTCGGCTGTAAACGCGTCTATATTGTCCAACATGTTCTGGACTTCGTCTTGCGTAAAGTCCGCAGGATAGTCATCCACTGTTTTCTAGCCCTAATTCTACGTCAAGGTCTATAATCTCACCGTTTAACACTATATCTTCCACTGGATTAACTAGTTTCTCTAGCTTCCTACGCAGTTTAGCCTTCAGATCATCCGTTGACTGGTGCGTAACGGTCACTTCGGACTTCTCAGCGAACAACCCTACGTCCGAAATCTTACCCAACAACTCCAACGCTCGAATACGTACGCGTGGATCGGGGTTCTCGGTCTCTAGGATCAGCTTGTTAGTTACCAAATGACGTACCGATACAGCAGATTCGACTACTGAGGCACCAAATTCGGTAAGTATGTTACCTGTGAGCACCAAAGAGGCAGGTGTCAGGTTAGCCATGCGGTTGTTTGTAGCTTTCTGGGATGTTTTTTCGGGGTCGTCGGCATACGCTATAGCAATTTTAGCTGCTATGTCTTCGTCTTCTTTATTGGGTTTTAATTCTAACCCGTGTTCTGCTAGCTCTAAGGCTGTAGTTTTTGCTGCTTGCGCACGAACAGTTAAGTCCACCGCAGGATCGTCGTCGTATAGCGGAACCCCAATTTCTGGTTCGAGTTTAATCGTCATATCATAATCGCAGGTTATTCACCGGAGGTGTCTTTTTAACATACTTATTTTGCGTCCACAAGTAAATACGCTTTGTGTATACCATTTAGAGCATGCCTTATATAGAAAACAAACATTTCCGACCATGCCTTGTCTCCCCTATAATGCCGCCTCTTTTAATGCTACATATACTAATGAGGTTGTTTTGTGCTTGGTTTTGGTCTATTTCTTATATCTTCGTGTGTTGTCGTTGTCTTCGGACTCCTAGTTATCGCTCTAGGTGATGGTCTCCCTTTCTAGAGTCTCAAACCGTTTGGCCCCACAAAAAAAATTTTTACATTCCCTTTTTCAAAACAAGGTGGGGGGTGTCCCCAGATAAAGGGGGTGGGGGTCTCAAACTCAAAAAATAACGAATTATTCGTGTGAATTAGTAATATATAGACGCGTGCGTGTCCTGCTGACAGCGGCGGGGGGTGGGGGACGGGTGGGTATCGCCCAGTGGTGAAACGTGCCTTTTTGTATACATATGTATACAATGTAAGCTATCTATTGTAATCACGTGTGAAGTTGTTATTATAGACCCATCAAAACGCAATCATGCGGTTGATAAACTTAAGGTAAACATTATGACAAACGTAAATGAAGCCACACAAGTACCCACACGTTTTACACCTAAGGCCGCCACATTATTATGCAAGGTGACCAAGGGCGAGGAGAGTGCACGCAAGGCGGCGCAGGCGGCATACGATCAGATGGTAGCAGATAAGATGTTATGGACTGACTGGCTACCAGTCAAGACCGAGGGATCAACGGCAACCCCCGAGCTGAGAGAAGCGCTATTTGCGGCACGCCGTGAGGGGTTCGGAGCATGGGCACCCAAGCTACACGCCACACCGAATAAGGCGTTGAGTGCAGATAAGATAGCCCAGAAGAATAAGTTAAGGACTGATCTAAATAAGAAGATCACCGATGACAAAGAGGCTATGCGGTTGCGGTTGGACGATGAGTACAGGGCCAGTAAGTCCAAAGCCAAAGAGAGGGCACCGAAAACGCCCACTGTTAAACTAGAGGAGCTAGGGTTGGCGACTGGCAAGGATAAAATACTGGAGTCATTGAATCAGGCAAAGAAGCGATTACAGGAGACTGAAGAGCCAACCTATGATCCGGTGGCACTACTGGCCGCAATTGAAGGAGCGATCACACTGGCGAATACGGCCTTTGAACCCAAGCACTAAACCCCCCACACTAAAATCAAGGGCTATGGATGGCCCGCTTACTAAAGGAAAATATTATGACTGTTGAAAATATGATGCGACATATTTATGAGGCCCGACTAGAACGCCATATAGCACGTAAACAATTTGCCATAGAGCAGGCCCGCCGAGAGCGTTGGATACTTACTGGTAAGATAGTGGCTGGATTGTGTGGAGCATTCTTAATCAGTGTAATGATTCAGGTTATAAAATATAATTAATACCTAGCCCCTTTCGAGGGGCTTTTTTTTGGCCTTTTTTTTGGCCTCCCGAGACCAGTCCCCGATCCGCGTTGCGTCTTTCACCCCCACACACTAACAAGTCGAGACCAGTCCCCGATCCGCGTTGCGCCTTTGGCACGTTTTGTATACATATGTATACAATCTGCAATGTTACCTTTTATTTGTAATGTTACCACAATGTTACCTTTTTTTAGGCCGAAAGGTAACATTATCAAATCGTGGTGTGTGGTGACATATGGCGTTGGGGCGTGAGCAAGCAGGACTAAGCTTGCCTATCGGGAAGTGCCTATTCATATCTTTTAATTAAATTAATTGTAATGTTACCCCGTACCCGAAAACAATACAAACCTGTAGGATTTCCCTCAATGTTACCCCCTTCACGCAAATATCCCCAACCAAATATATTACTGTCCAATTCTCTAAAAAAGGTTACTTAGTAACATTGTATGTTTATCAAGGACTTACCTACCCCCACACAGGTACACAGGAGTACAACCTAGTACACAACACCCCCTACCACCAGACAACGCGTTTACCCACGGTTTGACACAGCCTGATAAAGGCGTATAATAGTTAC